ACTGGCGTGTCATCGCTATCAAGGGGCAGGGTAAGGCTGCTGACGTTCAATGGCCTACTTTCACTCTTGGCAGTCTAGCAGTAGGCATGGGTCAGAACAACGCTGTAGGATACCTAAAGGCTACCCTATTGGATTTCACTCCTGACATGGAACTATCCAGTATGTTCCCAGAGGGGCCAATGTCAGTTCTTTCAGACGAAAGAATAGCCACTCAAGAGGTAGCGCCAATCCACCTACTAGATAACCTGATGGGCCTTGGCCCTTGGGGTACCAGTATGGAGACTGACCCCAAGAGGTGGTCTGCTCTAGCAGCGGTTCAGGCTGAGATAATCCACATCGACCCTAGGAACAACGGTGCTTCTACGCTGATTTGCGCTGACCTTGATATCAATTCGACTGCACCAGTAGTCGAGGTTTACTGCCCAGCAGAGCGGGCAATTGATTTCGGTGTTGGTACTAAGATTCTACTAGTAGGTAGCACTTGGAAGGACAGGAACAGCGGAGAGCAGAGGATGGGTATCTCCGGTTGGTGGCCTTTTGATGAGGTCGCACCTATGGGTATGGGTATGACTGATGATTCCGGTCAGCCGGAAGAGCCTCTTGGTGATGAGTGGTAATCGTGCGTGCTCTAGGGCGCTACGTTCTACTAGACTCTGATTTACCAGAAGAGCCAGACAGCCTGTCGGTGATGGGTCTTATAATCCAGAAGGGATTGAAGCAGTATCGGATATCAAGTGTTGGTTCAGAAGTAAAGGATAAGATGAAGGTAGGAGATATCGTAGTCCTTGCTGATAATGAAGATTTACTTATCGAGGTAGATGAAGGATTAGTCGCTACTATATCCGACAATATAATAGGAGTTGTTTGATTGATAACTGGTGATGATGCTACTAAGGCTTTACTTGCCGGTGTGAATAAGGTTGCTACAGCAGTTAAAGGAACTCTAGGGCCAGCCGCGACCACAGTAATTCTTGAAAGGGAAGATAACTTTCCAGTTGTTCTAAATGATGGTGTTTCAATTGCTAAAGCAATTAAGGACAAGGATGCCTACGTCAATATGGGAGTTAATCTGATACAACAAGTCGCATCCGAAGCACAGAATAGTAGTGGTGACGGTACTACTACTGCTACTATCTTAGCACAGGCACTATGTAATCTAGGGGTCGAGGAGATTAAAGGTGGCACTAGCACTAGAACTTTGTTAGAAACATTAACATCTGAAAGCGAGAAGATAATACAGGCGATAAAAGAACAGGCTGTAGAGTGCGAAGATGATATGCTAGACAACGTGGCTTGTATCGCGTCTAACAATGACGCTAAATTGGGTGCTTTGATTGCAGAGATTATGAGAAAGGTCGGCAAAGACGGAGTAGTGTCAGTAGAAGTAGGTAGTGGTTTCGACACTACTTATGAAATGGCTAACGGCTTTGAGATACATTCCTCTACGATAAGCCCGCACTTCCCTAAAAGCATGGACGATGTAAACGTTCTTTTGTGCTATGATAGAATCAATTCGTTTGAGCAACTACTACCTGCTCTTGAGCAATCTATCCAAGAGAACAGGGGACTGCTAATAATTGCCAATGACGTTAATGCCAGACTACTTCCTAATCTACTGATTAATGTGATGCAGGGTAAGGTCAATGCCACTATAATCAAAACCCCCGAAATGGGTAGGGCACAGGAGAACTGGATGCTTGACATTCAATCTATAGTGGGTGGCCCTATCTATGGTAAAATCTATGACATGGATATATCCAAAGTTGGCGTACATGGTATGGGTCATGCTCTAAGTATGGAGATGAAGAAAGATACTACAATCCTTAAAACAGATAGTCC